GTTTCCCAGTCACGATCATCTAGTGCCTGCTTCTGCTCTTCTTTGATCTTGCTAAATTGATCACTGCGCATCTGCTCAAGTACTACTGCATTGAACTTTTCAAAACGATCAAACGCTTGCTTCGTTTCCTCACGCTCACGCTCACGATCTTTTTTCAATGAAGTAATTTCTTCAACTAGCTTCTTATTGCGTTCGTTAACCACAGGAAGAATTTCCTTCCCACGCTCAATAAACGTTTCAGCATCGACCCAGCGTTTTTCATCGCCACGCCATTCCTCTTTAGGACTCCAACCCAAAGCTCGCGCTTCAGTTTCATAATCAATATCCTCAGATTGAGAATCTTTTGGATCTTGGTCGTTGGTCTCATCTTCAAATGTTATTCCATCTTGCAGATGAGCGTCATGGTTTGCGTCATCCAACGCATTATCTTGCTCTCGCATTTTTTCTACCTCTTAGAAATCAATAAAACATTTAATCTCGGCTTCACTGATAAGGCGATAAGTTACCCCATCAGATCCTTCCACATTGTCTCCTGCGTGACGACTCATATAGATTCGTTCACCTATTTCAGGCATTTCATCGCCTTCGTATTTAAGGTCCATAAATGCAGATGGTGACATATCGACAATGACAGCTTTGGTTTGCGCAGCCTCATCCATCAATTTCTGTCTCTCAGCTTCCTCTCTGTTAAGTGCCTTAGCCATGTATAATTTCTTACCATCACCTAGGTCTTTTTCTTCTACGACATCATCCACCTTATCCGGTAGAACTAATACTTTGTCGTCAATCAGGCGTATTCCCTGCTTGTTGTACTTCTTCATCTTTCTCCTCTCTTCTGGTAACTTACCTCAATTAGATTGTTCTCTTTTTTGACAACAAAATCCTTATGTTTGCCGTCCAATACCTCTTGGATGTTATCTTTTACCCAAGCGCGCATTTTTTTAGGGATTGTCCCCCTCAGTATCACTGACATCTTCCTCCTCTTTCTCTGAATTGTAGAAGTTGTGAATTTGATCGTATTCTATCTCTACGATCTCGTTAAAAGCCGTGCACACTCCATGCGCATAAGCTTGTTCTCTGGCAACATCCGCAGACGGTAAGCCTGTATAACTGGACATCACATGTTGTTTTGCTAACTCTGTCGCGTAATCATTGAGATAACGGAATAGCTCACGGGTCACGTGGTGGTTTCTCCACGCGTTAAGGTCTTCTTTATTCATGATGGATTATTTCTTTTTCTTTCGGGTCTTTTTTACTTTCTCAGGAAGCTTGGCGCCTTTTTTAGTTTTGCTGGCAAACTCTTTAGCTACCTTGGGCTTCTGGGAATATAAATATCTGCGCTGGGCTTTAGATTTAAATGGCATTATTTCTTCATCCCTCTTAAGGTTTCGGCCAAACGGGCACGCTTACCAAGTTTACCGCCTTTCTTTGCGGCAGCTTTAACTTTTTTAGGAGGAATCTTCTTCCCTTTCTTGACGTCTAACTCTTTACGCAACGCCCCTTTTTTCTTAATAGCTTTTTGTATCCATTTCTTATCACTAGCCATTATATGTCTCCTAAAATATGACGTTTTAATTGTTCAGAAATCCACAAAGCATCTTTCCTGCTCATATGACTGCACCGGACAACGAAATCTTCATTTCTGTCATAACCAGCAATTACCACATCAATAAAATCTGATTTTTTAGAAACCTCTAACGCCTCATCCACCGTCATATGAGAATGAGCATCGTACAAAGTGACTACGTTATCTTCGGGCATTAAGGTCTATGAGTTAGGTGATAAGATAAATTCCATATGCGTGAAAACGTCTGATGTTCCACTTAATGAACGAGCCTGAAACGAAATATCGCTTTCCTCAGGAATACCCGCACTAAAAGAAAACTCTACCAATGCACCCGCTCCCTGTAAGAATGCACCACCTCTAATAAAGGTTATGCCACTTTTCTCTACCACCACTCTGGTTTCGATTTCCTGAGTGCTCTTACATGCGGTCCTAAACCCCTTTGGAAAGGCCGTATAACCCGAAGGAACTGTAAAAAACGCAGAGTTGGAGGCGCTTCTACCAACAGGAATCATATCGTATATATTTGCAGGAACGCCGCCTGTAACGGTGCCAGTTCCTATGTATATCTTGCCTGCATTAGTCGCTCCTGTGGCCACCACGATGTTCTGGATTCTGAGGATATTTGTAGCAACTGTATTAACCGCAGTCGTTCCGTTTAATGTGACAAGTTCTGTTTGATTTTCATAACTTGCATCCAGATACGTTATTAAAACGCTACGCGCACCACTGCCAGCGCTCGTGTCATTAGCGTCATCACTTGAAACTGTCATCTGAGATGCACTAGATGGAAAACTATAAGCAGCATTTTCTGGCCAAACGGTTATAAAGCTTGTTGATAGAGAGCTTACCATTCCTGACTTTATAAGTGGTAAGTCATCTTGATTTCCCTTTTCTAAATCTACAAAATAATCCGTTCCTGAGCCGATATTAATTGTACTCATTACACCTCCTCAATTATTACCCAGTTAGTACCATCAGACATAAGCGTAGCTCCGCGGCCTGCCGGGCCATTGAAACGCAGTCGGATTTGGTTATCTATAGTTTCAGCGCCCTCAGGTAAGACTGTCCATCTTGGGCCATTTCCTTTTAGCTTTTTCAACACCACAAACTTACCTCTGCGCCCTACCGCCGTTGGAAGCGTGGTAAATACTTGACCTCCAGAGGTATCCCCAAGAATAACATCATCAATTTCTGTAAGTGTAGACGTGCTACTAACTGTTGTGATTGATTTTTGGTTAAAGCGGTTAATGATCTCCCAAGAGTCCTTTTGAAGCTCTAATATTAAAGAGCCTCCATCTTCGGTAATACTATATCTGGTTAAGCCATTATTAATGGTCGTGCCATCAGAAGCGTTTGGAAGGACATTAATTTGATTCGTTGACGCATTTCCCAGATCTCTTATGAAATATATCGTTCCATCCTGGAAGAGAGAGCTCGTCGTATCTGGCATTGTAATATTTACAACACCTCCCGTGGTATCTACCTCAATGTCCTTAAGAACATTTCCTAATGTAGTGTTTGTTGAGATAGTTTGCGTTAATCCTGAAGTTCCTCCATTTACACCGTTAAATAAAGTTGATGTAATCTCAGCAGTTCCTGTGACCGTAAGGGCATCCAAGTTATATATAGAAGTTCCGTTTGAAGGAGCCCCTGCAACTCTATTGAAACTTACAAAATCGCTAGTTCCTGTAGCAGTAACATGATCACCGCCCTGATTAACAAAATTTATGTCATTCCATAATATTCCGGTTCCAAAGTTAGAACCATTATCGGTTAAAGTAATTCCTGCGTCACAATTAATGTAGGCAACATTTGTAGCAATAGAAAAAGCCCCTTCTATCGTACCTATAGTGCTGAAGTTTGTTACAACAGATCTTTCATGAATTACTATGGGGCGGCTTGCGATAGTGCTCTTTATATCAAATAGGGCTGACGTGCCTGTGCTTGAAATAAAGTCAGTATCTTGAATAACCAATCTTTGCAAATCTCCCGTAAAGAGAGGAGTATCGCCAGTTAATTCTGTTGTCCATGTGTTGGATATTTCATTAGAAGAGACAATTGCACATTCAGCATTATCAGGAATGTTAATTTGAAATGTTCCCGAGTTTATAGGCTTTGTGGGAACATATCTCTTTTGGTCTTCTAAAGTTATCACATTCCCTACAGGGTCAGGGAGTGCATTGAGCGTCTCTACATAAATAATGTTATTGCGATCTACATCTGTAGCCGTTGTACTAAAAGTATTTCTTAAACCCATTAGAACGTCCTCCACTCTGCTGAGAACGGCACAACAGTTTCCGCGTTGCCATCCGAACTAATTACTAATGTCGCAGCGCCATCAATCGTTTCAGACCCATTTGGATCTAAAGTCACTGTGTTGGCACCTCCAGCATTCTTTCGAATGTAAATGGGTTTTGTAGGAACTGTGGCTAACGGAAGTAGGTTAATCACTACATTGCCTCCCGTTGCATCCACATTGATATAATCGTCTGTGCTTAGAACTGTGTAAGGCGAATCTGCAAACGTAAGTTCTTTAGTGGTGGTATTCTCCATCACAATGTAACTAGCTAAAACCTCAGCTGTTACACGTAGAGAGCTATCGTTGCGGAATAAAAGAAAGTCATCATCATCCGCAATGCTCGTCGCACGGGAACCTGATTGCATTTGCAGGTTTCCGTCTTCATCAACGCAGAATAAATTAACTTCTTTAGTTTCCTTATCAACGACGCACCACTGTGGGGTAAAGTTAGTGCCCGTTCCCATCTGTTATTCCCTATTATTAACATTGGATAAGATTACTGAAGTTTCTGCCTCGATTTTTTCTGTCTCTGCTTCTTTCTTAAGAATATCTTGCTCAATGACGTCCTCACTGATAGCAGCTTCCCTTACCTGGACAGCAGCTTTCATTCCCTCAACCTCGGCTTTCGCCTGCGCTTCTGCGGCTTTAATTTCCGCTTCACGCGCTTTTGTTTCAGCCTTCATCATTTCTGCTTGCGCCAATGCTTCTTGAGCAGCAGCTAATGGATTTGGCGGTGGTGGTGGTGGTTCAGTGATTAACTTTTCAGGCTTTTCAATGCCCGTCATATTAAAGATACGCTCACGCAGCTCTATTTGATTAGTGTACGGATCTTGTCTTAACGTATCCAAATATTGAACACGCGCTAAACGCTGCATATCGCTCACCATTTGAGGATTTGCAGCAGGAACTATATTGAATTCATTTTGCTCGAAGTCTAAACGCGACACTGGAACAGGAGCATCAAGCACATTTGCGTACTGCTCATCATTCAAGTATTGGCCATTCAAGCGATATACGATTTTGATTTCTCTAGAGATAGCCTTAGCAATACGTTTATGGATTGCTTTATATGCCGTAAGACCCTGCTCAATATGTGCAAGTGCTGTAATCCCAGATTGATTGGCCACCTGTTCACCCATAAGGATGTCACGTAAACCACCCACTTCTTTACCAGCCTCAATAATAAGACCTAATAAATTAAACAATACAGCTGAAGGCTCACGGTGCTGAATCTGTACGAAGTTATCACGGATATTACCACCGCGCGTATCCACTGGCTTGTATTCACCCATCTTGAAGCGAATACTACCACTCTTCATTTTTAAGCCACGGCCAACCAAACCTGATGATGTATTCGCTAATTTACCAGCATCCAACAGCTGATTCATTAACGTGTTAATCGTTTTGTTTGGCTGCAATAAGATCTCACCAAAACCCAATGCATAAATAGAGCCATCAGGTGAAGGAATAAATGGGTAATGTACAAAGTACGCTTCAGGATCAATCCTGCGAATTACACCTTCATCATTATAGAAGATGTTATCTTCTTTATAATTTGCAACAATGCGTACAACTTTGCTAGAACCCTTGTGGACTTTTACAATATACGGCTCAGCATAACCATCACCATCCAGATCCAATCGGGTTAATTGCTCTAAGAATACATGTGGTGAAAAGCTATCTTTGGAATCGTTTACGTTCTCTTCACGCTCTGATTCCTCTTCCATCTCGTCAGAATCTTGCGACATGTATTCGCCATCCAGCCAAATGCCTGAGCGAATCATGGTCTCAATTTCATTTGGATAGTATTCCATCTCCTCAGTAACACGCGGTGCGCGATCCAATGATGGAGATTTGTAGTTAACAATCAGGTTAACTGGATATACCAAATGTGTGGCAATGCGTTCCTTCTCTACATCCCAATAAACTTTACGGAACATATTTCCTGTTACTGGCAATGCATGCAAAAGACGGTCAGTATCTTCTTCCCATTCCTCCATCTCTTCGCAAAATTGCCAATTCATAAATGTAGAAACGCGATCACCTCTAGCTTCTTTGGCGCCTGGAGGCTGAATCCACATAGGCTGTACGGTAGCTGGATCTATTTGTGGCTGTCCGGTCAATGGATCAATAACAGGCTGTCCAGTTTCTGGATTAATTACCGGTTGCCCTGTCGATATATCTGGAATGATACCGCCGATCTGATCACGCGCAGGAATGCCATCATCATCACCAATAACCTGAGCTTTCACTACATTGTCATCATTTAACAACGCAGGATATGCTCTGCCAGCAAATGTAATAGACGCATTGGATATAAGTGGATAAACAACATTTGCAGCTTGTGGCCATGGGAAATTCTTTTCAGCCGTTTCAGGAACTCCTAAGGCAAAGTTCTGAGCCAATCGCATAGAATCTTCACGATGCGTACGTGAGTTCTTATCAAGATTGTAACCCTCTACGACCTCACAAGCGATGCTATCAAGCTGCTCATCCTCCAACATCTCAGCTATGTTGATCGAGCTCATCAGATCGTCGATGTTGAAAGACGCACCTATATTGTCGATGATAGTTTCTTCATACTCGAAATTATCACCTTGAGGGCGTGTACCCTCGTTTTTTTCATTCATAATGCTTAATATCCAGTGCTTATATCGCGACCATCGTTAGGATCTTCATAGTCGTCATAATCATCATCATCCAAAAAGTCTGAGTACCCAGCTCGGATAAATGTACAAATATACTGCAACGCATCGTGCGGATGTGAGGCTGGGCCCTTATCAGGCTTTTCTGTATAGCGCTCGCCATGAGTTTGTATGCGCCGATAACAATAAGCGCCCTGAAAACCCTTGCGTAACATTGGGCACTTAGCCCCATTAAGAACAAATGCGGGTAATCCATCTACTAAACGGCTTAGAAAGTGTCGGACTCCTTCTAGCCTGGCCGTTAAATCTTGCTTGCCAGCCTGTATATCAATCCCTTTTTCATGCAAGATAGAGAAGCACGTTACTGCATCCTTCTGCTGGCTTCTTTGCTCCCCTGCAGGATCACCCACATCAATGAACTCATGGCCTCTTGCCACAAGCTCTGCGCACTCATTCACAACATGATCTGAAAACACATCAATTCCAGTGGTCTGCTTTGATGTGAATTCCTTAAACACCACTAACTGTCCATGCCTTGTATATTGCGCTAATACACAAGCAGGTGTTCCAAAATCCCACCCACGATATATAGGCAGCTCTTCTATAAATTCGACTTCATGATTGTGAAAATCGTCACGATATTCTGGAAATACCGGCTTACCATCCGATACAAACCCGTACTCATTACCTAAGTTAACAGCTATCCAATCGTCCGATTTACCGCGCGCATTCTTTTTGTAATAATCCGGTGGAAGATTATTTATATTCTCCGCTTCCCGGTTAACAGCCCAATTCACTTTGCCATTAGGGAGCGTACCATTCCTAACAACACCACCAGGCTGCTTGTAAAACTTCCAGTCACTTGGCGTATCAAGCTCAGCTATTTTATAAAGCCAATGATCTACGTCAGGAGCGTTAGTATCGCCTATAGCTCCATACCAGGTAGGCTCAGCGGGATATCTTCCACATCTTGCAATAGCCATATCAAATACAGCTTTGCTTAATTCTTTTATTTCGTTAAACCAAACAAAGGTGAGTTGAGCACCTCTTAATTTCTTAACACTATCAGGCCTATCAAGTGCAATAAACACCATTTCAGCATCTACAGTCGTGCCGTCTTCAAGCTCAAAATTCAAATGATGCTCAGGCGGCTTCATACCACCCGCTGTGTAACGGCCTAAATCTCTATAAAGGTCGAGCCAATCTTTTACCGTGGTGTTTAACAAGTCACCGTAAGTATTTCTTATCGCATAAGCTCGTGAGCGCCTGACGCCATTTTCATCTGGCTCTTGGTCGCACATTATATCAAATGCCTTCTGGCACGTTTGTATCGTCTTGCCTGAGCCCAGCGGCCCTATAATTCCAACCACATCTGACTTATCACGCGCATATTCAGCTAGCACCGGCCCTTGCGGTTTGCTTATGAACTCGTACGTCTTCTGTTGCATCTTATAGTTGAGTGAGAATTTCCAATCGAAAGTGTTTTATCGGCTATATGAACACTTTTACCTACTTATAGTTGATTGGGGCGACTACTCTCCGTCTTTTCCTGTTAAGTCTTTGCGTATAACTTTTGGAAGCGTGACTTCAATCTTGTCATTAAACATGCTTAAATGACGCGCCATGCTGTCTAACGCGCCCTTCTTGTCAGCTAGCTTTACACGCTTGGTTTTGGCCTTAATAGCGTGCCCTGCTTTAATTTCATCAATTTCTATACCCGCCACAGCAGCAGCAGTATCGTCATCCAATTCATGAATACTCTTTAGCTGGCCCTCTTCATCGTATAGTTTACGAGTATCGAGAAATCCTATTCTTGCGTATTCTTTGAGCACACGTTCTTGAGTTACTTCCAGACCTTTATTTATTACATTAAGTCTTTTCACAATCGCCTGATATACATGGGGTTTTTTGTTATTCTTACCATTGCTGACCCACAAATACGCCTTGCTCGTAGCCATTGTTTTAGAATAACCAGCAGCGATTGCAGCTCTTTGTACGTCTAGGTCTATCAAGTATTCATTTACGAAACGTTGCTCTTGGTTATTGAGCTTTTTCATTGGAATATTTTTATCTATCTCTGTTTATGGGGGTGGGGCCGCTTATGTGAGAGTCGTTGATGAACAGGGGAGAAGAAGTAGCGACCCCGTAGCCTTTAAAAAGGTGTTCTTGTATGCAATAAAAAAGGCCAGCTCGCAATGAACTGACCTCAGGACAAATTATGACTACACTAAACCTAAGCCAAAAAAACTGTCTAAATGTAAATAATTCTAGGTAATGTCGCAATAATCATATGACTCACTGTCATCGATCCGCGATGTTATCTATAAATATAACAAAAAGCGTCAAAGGCGTCAAACCTATTTTAACGGATTATATTGCAGATCTTCAATGGCTTTTTTATACCGCTTACGAATACTCTCATGCGATATCCTAATCCCGACAGCCCTTAAGGCATTCTCAATCTCACGATATCCAAACCGTTCATCTTGATGCATAGCTTTTAACGAAAGTGCTGTAGCTACTATTTGCCTATCACGCTTTCTCTTGTATCTTCGGGTGGCTATATTTGCCCACCTCATAACCTGAACTGCCCAATCTTTCTCGGACTCTTCGAAGTTCTTCTTCACCCTCAATGGGATCGTGACTGGGAAAC